TTATTTATTCTTAATAAAACCAAATTCATTAAGCGGTGAAAGTCGGAACTCCACCACTCCCTTGATTTGACTGGCTTTGATGAGCCCAAATTCTCGGCTATCCTTCGTATTTTCACGTCGGTCATTAAGAATCAGATAAGAATCTTTAGTAATTTTATCAGACTTTGAGTCTTTTAAATCCATAATAGAGAAATCATGAGTGTAGTAACCCGAACTTCCTGCTGAAGCCAAATATTTCTCGCGCATTTTCTCGATATATTCTTCCGACATGACCTGACCGTTCAGGTAAAGAAGATCATCCATATAGGTTACCTGATCCTTTTCCTGGGCAATGACCCGGCCGACATAGTCTTTGCCGTCCACTTCATAGAGGACAAAATCCCCACGCTTGATGTCTTGCTTTCTCGTCGCCAAGACCAAGTCATTCTTTGCCAAGTAAGCATTGCCGTCTTGCTCAGTCACCCGATAAGGCGTATAAATAAAAACTCTCAGTCCTATAATAATAGCTGCCAGTACTGAAAAAATAATGATATTTCTTAATAAATCTCTCTTTAACATTCGTCTCTCCCATCTCTTTTATACCATTATATCATTTTTAGATAAAATAGACAAAGGGACAATCTTATTTCAAAAATCAAAACGCTTATGTGTCCTTCTTCCCACATAAGATAATGGTCGTCACTTCGACAAGAGAAAAAACCGATGATTTTTCAATCAACGGTTCTTCTTATTATCTTAGATTAACGTACTGTACGGATGTGTCTCGCTATTCGCCTAAAAAGATAGAATAGCGTTAAAACGCATTAAATAAGCGTATAAAGAGATAAAACTATCTATATTTTTTGTCATAAAAATACAAAAGTTTTAAACTTATGCCCCCTTTTTGCCCCTTGAAGCAAATAAAAAAGCCCCGACCAATCGGCCGAGGCAGTGTCTTATAAAGGAGCGGACTCCTTGTAAGTCTTTCTTTTTGTGTTTTTGTATTTAATTTTAAGAAAAATTGCAATCAATTACTCATAATAATTGACAAGGTCGTCCTTATCCCAGGTTGACAGCCAAACTGTGCCAAACTGACCGAACTCGAACTTGCGGAAGTAGTATCCAGCATAGTAGCCGCCGTCGCCCGTGTCAGCGATATGCGCTTCATCGATTTCAAAGCTAAAGAACATGCCTGCTTTGAAATCTTTATCTTCGCCGTCCGGAACATTGTTACCGTCTTTGTCGACCCAGTTGACAAGAGATACTGGAATCCCGTTCTCTGTCCAGTCGAATCCCACAGGGCACAAGTAATCACATTTGATTTGCCAGATGCCGTTCACGAATGCAACTTCATTAGCTTCGTAGTAGGCTTTGCTGTGGGGCTGACGAGTAGGAGTAGGATTAGCAGTAGCAGGCTGATTTGTTCCTCCTACATAGCGCCAAACTTCGATGTATGCAGGACGATTCCAGTTGTAGTAGTCATCCCACGGATAAGTGTTGATAGCACCTCCAGGAGCTCCTTGAGTAGAATAGTCACAGCTAATGAAGTTGACGCTATCTAACATAGCTCCTACATGTCCGCCAGCTCCGCCTGAGCTTGACATGTCAGCTCCCCATGACATTAGAATGATGTCATTTCGTTGAGCATCCCAATCAGAGTTAATGCTAATACGAGCCCATCCTACTCGAGCAAGCTGAGCCCCCAGCGTTACGGTGGACGGCAGACCATGAATGTCAAATCCGTTATCCTTGAGAGCCTGTGAAATAGTGCCGGAACAGTCGCCTGTCCCGTCAGCTCCATTTCGACTCCCGGTCATTGAATAAGTAATAGCTCCGCGACGAGCTTCAAACCAACTTGCAACATCTGCCATTTATTCTTCCTCCTTCAGTTCAGAAAGGTTCATTAGTACACAAGTAAACCCTGCAAGCAGCACAGTAGAGCCTACGATAGTCCAATTTACTTCAGTAAGTAGAGCAGACGAGCCAATGACACCAAGCGCTGCTTGAGCCATAGTCTTGATTACTTTGATAGCGAGTTTTTTTGCAAATTTGTTCATGATTTAACTTCCTTTCTTTTCGATCATGATTTTGAGTTCTTTGACATCTTCTGTCAAATTCTTGATTTGCTCTGTCATAGCGACAAGAGCTTGGTTCTGCTTGTCGTGGTCGTCCAAGCGCCGAGTGTGGTCTTTCGTCTGCTGTTCCAAAAAGCCCAAGCGCAATTCTAATGAATTGATTTTGGTTGCTTGCTCAATGCTTTTAGCACGCAGAAGATTATAAAAGCCGTAGACAGTAATGATAAATCCGCCCACGGTCATTAAAAGCTGGTACTCTGGTTTCAAATAATAATCACCCCCTTTCTAGCTAGTTGCTGATATTAGGCAGCACGATAGTCCATGCACCAGACTTGAGCATATCTTCCGCAGACTGTCCAGTATAGTTGTAACCAGTAGCGCCTGTGTATTTAACAATCGTCCGATTGCCTTTCTGCCACTTCGGATTGGTTGTATATGGATAGTCAATCGTGACGAAAGTAGGTCCTGTGTACCGCTTGCCGTTTACTGGTGCATCAATCTTCTGCGCAAGAGCTGTATAGCTGTTGATGTCAAGACCTCCAGAAATGCCAAGAGCGATGTATGTGACAAGCTCGAGAACTTCTTTCATTTCTGCCCGCTGCAGAGTAGCTTCTTGCTCTTTCTTGTCAGCTTCCTGGAACTTCTTCTTGATTTCCTCGTCCTGCTCTTTCTTAGCACGATCTGGGAAATTCTCTTGATAGACGACTTCTAAGGCTTTCTTTTCCAGTTCTTCGACTGGTAGGTCAATCGCTTCTTTTGGAAGCAATACTGGATAAAAAGCCCCCTCTGCATTCGTTAGAATGACATGAGTACCCTCAACTTCGTTGTTAGAGGAAGAGTAAATCCAACTCTTGCGATTAAATTGTAATTTAGACATATATCTCCTTTTCTTCGTTTAAACAGACCAGTTTATTTGCGTACCTATGTATTTATCGTTAGTTGCAAGCAAAGTCATGCCTCCGTCAGGGTTTATCTGTAAATGCCTGTCGTTGCTTGATCCACCCTCAAAAACCGGCACATTTAACATGGCGGCGTTGCCTTGAATGGGGGTTAGTTCGCTTGGTATACGTCCAAGACTGACATTTCCTGTGATGTCTCTTATCTCAATCCTAAGCGAAACGATATCTCCCTGACGCTTATAGTACACGCCGTTGACGCCCGTAGAAGTCCATTCAGTGCGTTTTAGGTTGGCGTGGTCACTCCTTGCATTGGTTGACCATGCGCTCCACTTACCGGCTAGCAAGACACGTTTAGCTGGCTCTGCTGTCGCTATGGACGGAAAGAACATCTGAAAGCACTCATTGTTACTGTTGAGCACTAACAGCCAGCCGTATTGACGAGCTGGATTGTTGTTTTCCGTTCCGTTTTTGAAATAGACACCAGTCGTCCGTTCCTGGTCAAAGTCTTTCCCATAAGCGTAGATGGCGGTGCCGTTCTTCTGCGTCAAAGCATGCATCTGGATAAGCTTATCATTCGCATAGATGTCGCCTTTGACATCAAGCGCCCCACGTTCCCAAATTTTGTTAATACCAACACCAAACTGACTATAGGATATGACTACACCCTCTGTCGTGATGATGGCTGCAAATTCGGTGCTTGTATAACGGTCTTCCAGCTTTCCTACGACTTCCCAAGTCTTATTGGCCGGATACTGACCAGATAGGTTTGCTGGGCTGTTGACAAGTTCTGATATGCTCGTCCAAGAGCCGGCGGCAGGGCCAGTGTCTGATGTGTAGTTCTTATCTGCAAGAGGCTTGACCTTAAATGTCAGAGTCATCTTGTTCTTTTGCGATCCATTGACCACGAGAGGGGCGACTTTGGCTGTCCGTGTAATCGTCAATGTTCCGCCGTTAAGGCCTGTCCTTGCGACATCAAATTTTAAGATGGGCGGGAAGTAGTCAAGGATAGTCACTGTACGCTCTATGGCGTTGCTCGTCCGTCCTCGACTGTCTGTAACTCTTGCTCTGACGATAACTTGGCCATCATAGTTCATTAAGCCAAGACCGCCGCCGTTCGTTGTCGTGGATTGGTTCTTGCCGACAATCTCCGCATAATAGCCTGTAATCGTTGAGCCATAAACTCCAGAAGCTGCACCAAAATTAACTCTGATGTCAGATAAAATCTTGATAAAGTGTTCACCGCCAGAAATGATATTAGCCGCTATCGCATTGCCGTCTGTTAGAGTAAAACCTGTTAAGGTCGGTTTAATACTATCTGGGATAGAAAGATTAAGCCGCTTAACATCACGACCAATTTCTTTGCTTCCGTCATAAGTGATAATGGTAATATTTCCATAACCACTAGCGCTGTCTGGAGTTTGTTCGCAAAGTTCCAAAGGCGGCGTCCAAGAAAAGCTAGCATCAACATTAGTCGTTGTTATCTGCTTGTTGAAACTGCCGTATGTCGCCCATATGGCGTGTTTAAAAGCGTCATTCTTGCGATTAATGTTAATCGTCACCGGTTGACCGATAACGGCTGTCACATCATTACCAGAGCTTGCTCTTGGTATGTCTGGCAATCGTCTATTAAACCCGACAGTTGCGCTTCCATAACCACTGACATTGATATCTAGTCGGGCATTGATATTGACGCTCTTTGTTCCGCTTTGGTCGTGTGGGACTCTAAATTCGTTGTCGAAAATCAGCTTGTTTTGATTTTGACTGATAGTAGCGTCCGCTGTGATGTTCCGGGTCTCTCCGCCGACAGTAATAGCCAGTGATTTGTTTGCCCCGTCATAAATGGCTGCATAACCGTTTGATATGAGCTTTACTTGTACATTGATGACTGAAAAATTACCAGCAATATCTTGTCTGTATCCCTCTGAAACAACTTCGAGTTGCAGATTGTGACCGTATGCGCCACTAAAATTAGCTCTGACCATGTTTTAAATACCTCCCACATATCTAATTACATTCATGTCTGGATTGAGCTGATACTGTTCCTCACGGAAACGCCCGATTTGAAGTGTCCGAGTAAATACCCCGTTCTCAATCTTTAAGACACCTTGTGAGATGTAAGCCACCTCAGAGCCGGCGGAGTAAAAGCTAATGCGGTCACTCTCGACACGGACAGAGGACGAGCCGTCTTTCTTGCCGATGATTAAGCCCTCATTGCTAGCGCTCATATAGCTATCTAGGAAACTCCAACGCTCAGCCATATCGCCAAGGTTATTCTCAATCTTAGCGACCCTTTGAGTTGCTGCTACAAGTTTGGCTTCTGCTGCGGCTCGTCCGGCTTCGTCTGCTTTGACATAGTCTTGATAGGATTTAACCCATTCATTGACTGTATCAATGCTGGCTTTGGCTTCAAGTTCTGCTTTGGCTAGCTGCATAGCTTCTGTTAAAGCGTTTAGTTGCTCTGCTGTCAGCTTTTGGTCAGCCTTGCTATCAATCTTGTCATTGACTTGCTTGAGTTGTTCCTCGTCGAGCGCTCCTTTGTCTCCTTTAGGTCCTGGAGGGCCTTGTGCGCCTGGGTCTCCCTTTTCGCCTTTTTCACCATTTTGACCATCAGCTACGTTGCTGAAAGTCACCTCAGCCGTTGCCACTTTCTCGTCATTGAGATAGGCTTCAACCACTACTTGCAACGTCTTATCAAAATCAGACGAGCGAACAAGCATTTGACTGCCACTGCCGATGATAGAGTCACCTTTCTTGTAAAAAATGATCGGCTCGTACACCTTGCCATTCTTCTCCAGTGTAGCCATTAGCAAGCTCTGACCTGTGCGGTTTTTAAAGGCCGTCCCTTGGTCGGTAGACAACTTCAATTCGTACGGTATAGCCTGCTCTGCAAGCTTAGCCATACGAGTCAGCAAGCTATCTGATACCTTGTTCTGCAAGGCTTGGAAATTCGCAAAGACCGTCTTGTTCTCGCTCGGATTGGTAAAGCTGATTTGCTGCTCGCTAACACGAGCTTCCAGAACCAACATAGGACTAAAACCCGTATCTTGGATTTTGACAGTGTCGCCGATATCCAAATCAAAATATCCGTCTGCTTCGTATGTGATAGCTGGATAGCAATATTTCCTCAGATTACGCAAGGCCGTGGAGATAAGCACTTCTTCGCTATCTGTATCGACTTCCATGTCCTTACGTATCCAGTTATCGCCTGTTTCAGTACCAGTCAAAACTGACGGATATAGCTGTTTGGAAAGCGGAGCGAATAGCAAGCTATCCTTGAGGTAGAACTCGACTTCGCCTTTTTCATTCTTCCATTCTTGCTTTTTCTTGGGATCTATGACAACCTGCGTTGTGCTGACAGTTACCTCTTTAAGTTCTATCTCTGGCAGTGGAACATCTACTGTACTACCTGTTTCTGTCCTACCCTCGATTGTCTTGCCAGCTTTTAACTCCGGAGGATAACATAGCGTCTCTATCGCTCCCAAATAAGCCTGTGCGTTATATGTTCCAAGCGTCACATATTGCCTACCGGCATAGTTCTGCTCAAGTACCGTTACGGTACTCCCATTGTTAGCGATGATAACGGAAACGTGCCCATACTGTCCAGTTCCTTGATAGGAGTTATAAGCCTTGATATTTGCTAAAGCGCCAGCCTTTAGCTCATTAGTTGCACGAGGGCGGACAACAGACCAACCAAAATTAGCCCAAGCGTAATCCGTGCCGATGTAAGTCGCAGCCATACCAGCACCAACTTTTCCGGAAAAACCAGTTACGCCACCACCGAGCCCAGGGCCGCCTAATTTCATCGAATACCATGCAGCCAAGCCATAACATTGACCACTGCCGACTGTTCGGCCTTGCAAGCCTTTCATTTCATTGATGACTGCTATTACCTTATCAGCTTTAACGACTTGTGTTATAGGCTGACTAGGACTGCTTAATTGATTGTTAGGTTGCTTCCAGAGGTCATCTAGCTTGTCCAGGATGTTCCCATTAGACCGATTGACACCTCCCCGAATATCCCGCATGAGAGCGATATAGTGGCCATATCCAGCCGCCGCATAGTCATACAGCGCACCACCGACACGAAAAAGCCCTTTCGTGTATTCTTCGATGTTCTGCTTGCCTTTGACACCGTAAAATTTCCGTCCCCCGCTGGTCTGTTCAGCCAACAGATAGGCATAGTCTTTCATAAAGTCATCTACGCTAGCATAGTGGAAGTATGTTCCGCCCTCGTTGGCCGGTCTAGCACTTCCTGTCGTGACCTTGACACCGCTTGGACGTGTCTGAGCAGAGCCAGACATACCTGACCAGTTATTATCAATTCTAGCCACGTTAGAAGCGCCCCAGAAGCTTTCGAGATAGAGCTGGCATATCATCCCAGATGGCAGAATGTTGTACTGCACACAGAGATTTAAGATAGTTTGGACTATTGCAGCGCTCATAGGATGCCCAGCATAGTTTAAACCGCCACCGCCATACTTCTTCCCACTATTCGCCGCTTGTGTAGCTGACGGATTAGCGACCTTGGTTGATGTCTCTTTGGTTTCTTCCTTGCGCCCAACGGGCTTGATAGCGTTGTATAGTTGCGTCTTGTCAACACTTCGCTTAATACTTCGCACATTCTTGCCATACTTCAAGACAACATCGTTTCGCTTACGTCCGACGCCTTGATTGTCTGCGCTATGTGCCTTGTAGACATTCATTACAAAGCGGTCGAGCTGGCTATTAGACTTCAAGTGAGTTTCAAACTCAATTTCAGCGTCAAAGTTGCGAGCCAGAGAAATTAAGCGAGCGAGAGAGGTTTCTTGCCCCTCCCACTGCAACGCTCTGCGCTGATCTGTTAGCTCATTGATACCTAAATCAAGTTTAGCGACACTAAGAATTCCCCATGTTTTCAAATACTCTTCAAAAGTCATGGCTTTAGGGGCTTTGTACGCCTCTTGATACTCGAGCATGAGTTCGAGGCTTAGATTTTCGCAGTAACACTTGATAATCTGCTCGTTTTCCTCGGTCTTCATCACGTTAAAGAGATAAGACCGGCCTTTGTATTTAAAGCTAACGAAAGCACGCTCATTGAGGTGCTTATAGGCTTGTTCGACGTATGTGTCAGACTGGATTTTCTTCTTAAAAACCGAAAACTCAAAGACTGATGTCGCACTTTCAAGCGAGCGTGTCCACTTGTCGTTAAAGAAATTCAAGGTGGTCTGCTTGTCGTTATCGATAAAAGCGACCTTTTCCAAGGCGCTATCGTGGATTGTTAAAAGCATTAGAGCCACCTTTCTTCAAATTCAATCGTCACACTCGGTTTTTTCCTCGCCCAATTAGACTGCAAGATTTCGATTTCAGACTTACCGGGTGGAATGACCGGCCATAGAGAGCCATCAACTACTTGATCCAGATTCGGAAGATTGTTCAGAAATACACTGTCATTTTCACTGTTAATGACAAGCGTACTTCCTGCAGCGTATCTGTTAGGGATGTCTTTTGTGCCATTCACAAAGTCTTTTCGATAAACGATGCTGTCTAAATACATGTGTGTTGGGAGCGGCTTATCGCCAAAAGCTCCCATAGCAACATGGACTTTAATAGACTTCTTGCCTTTAATTTCAGGGACGTTGAATTTCTGATACGAACCATTCCAAAACAGCTGAACTTCGTCGTCTCTGCGTAAGATGTCGGATTGACCGCTATCTTTGTTAAACGGATTTTCGCTTGGGTTGTGAGTCGGCCAGAACGTCCATTGCTTAACCAGCTTATAGCTGCCGCTTCCATTAGCAGCAAGGAAGTTATACTCTGTATTCAGGCCATTCCCTCGCTTAATGGTTTCAACGCCATAGAGGAACTCGCCATTTTCACCAGTAAATGAAATCTTGATAAAGCCATATTGATTAGCTGGATTAACCCAGAAAATTTGTCTCCACCATATGTACTCATGAAGCGCTCCCTTTTCTCCTACGCTATCAGCGGGAATTTCCCAAGTGACTGATCCAGCATGATTTCCAAGAGGGCCACCTCCAGGATTAGCAAGGGATAAATGAGGTCTGCCCCAAACGCTTTGAATGGCTAGTGTTCCGTTCAAGTTTTGGGAATTATCATTCAGGATTGCTACATTCTTCTGACCGTCCGCAAGACCCTTGATAATACCCTCGCCAGTAACATAGTCCCAGAGGATTTCAGAGTGCTTATATGGCACGATATCGGCTTCCTCGATACTTCCGGCCTCGAAAGCAAACCGCTCGCTCACAAGGCCGTAATAGCCGTTTTCGTCATTGGCTTTAAATGTGATAATTGGATAAGCGTCTGCTGTCCCCTTATTATCAATCGCAAAGACCATCTTGCCTTGCTTTTCTTCATAGTCCACTACACGCTTGTAAGTTGTAGAGTGTGCCACGCCGTCTGGGATCAAAAAATCAATTTCTGCTTTTTGTAGCCAGCGAGTAATATTGTCTGGAGTAATGTCATCGTAAGCAAAGCCCATGTAGTACTTACCTGGCTTGAAGTTGAAAGTGATACGCTTTGCTTCAGATACATTCAGTACACCAGCAAGTTCATCTTTCAGCCCTTCCATCTCTTCCGGAGTCCTGGTTTGCATCTTGATCTTAACTTTAATTCTCTTGGGTCCGATTTTGACATTTTGAACGTTTACGCCCAAAAAAGGAGCGTCGCTTGTTGCGATACTCCTTGTGTTTCCTATCGGGATAATAACATCCAAGACCTTAAAATACTTGGACATATCAACTCCGTTGAAAGTCATGATTTTTGTCAAATTTCCACCCCTCTCATCCTGTTGCGAATAAAGTTTTGATTATCCTGCCAGTTTTTGAATTTTTCTCCTGTCTTAGCTACTAGTGTGCCGTCATCCAGAACAGTATAGACAGGTCTCTTCACGGCTTCCTCTGCCACTTCTAACGCCTTGCGAAGAAATTCATCCGCTTTATCCTTGACGCTCTTATTTTGGCCACCCTGCAATCGATCACTGGCTGATTTAAGCTGCACTTGACTTGTGATAGATCCTGCAGATTGACTGATCATTTTCTCTGGATGGAAGCTGTAGCGCATCATTTCTCGCTGGACTTTGTCAAGACTGTCTACCACATCTGAGGTATTCTGCTCAATACCTACAGCTATACCTTGAGCGATATACCGACCAACTTGGTCTCTAAAGAGCCTGGATGGCGAATGGATATCTGCTCTAGCTTTTGCCGCTCTCTCTGCCTGGTCCACGAGCGCATTAGCCGCTGATGTGACCGCTGGCAAAGCGGCAATCATGCCACGAGCTAGGCCGTTTCCGATTTGAGTGCCGATATTAACCATGTTCCTGGCGCCGATATTTCCGACACGTTGGACAGACAATATAAGAGTATTCATGGCGCTTGTAGCTTGACCTACACCAGACCGGATACCATTGGTAACTCCACGAGATACACCTTGGCCTGCTTGTAGTCCTGCTGCAGTCATACGAGCTGCGCTTGAAACAATGACCGTCACTATCAAGGTCATGCCAGACTGTACGCTTGTTACAGCTCTAGCCATAGCACTGGCAATAACTGGTGCTAATGCTGAAAATCCAGAAGCTAAAGCAGGAAGCACTGCTGATACTGACATAAGCGAAGCAGAAGCGCTTGCGCTATATGCTTGTACCATTGCCATTCCTTGACCTAGTGCTTTCATGCCATTCCCTGCAGTTGCTATTCCCGCTCCGTTAGCTGCGATAGCTCCGATACCGGTTGCGACCGCCGCTAGACTGGCTGCCATATCACCAAGATTTGTCTTGGTAATCATGACTACGCCCTCGGCCATCAGTTTGAAGCCTTTACCAGCATTTAAAGCAGCGTTTCCAATTGCATCAAATATCCCAGATATACCGTCTAAGATATTCCTTACTGCTCCGCCAAAGCTTTCGATTACGCCTTTAGCACCGTCAAGCACGGTCTTGATACTTTCGCCCAAGCTCTTAAAGAGGTTAGCTATACTGTCGATGATTGGGCTTATCTGACTAACTAGCGTCGTAAATGCTTCGACAATTGACTGCAGTACAGGAGCTAATGCTTGTACCATTTCCGAAACAGCGGGCATAAACGGCGCTAAAGCTTGAACAATCTTAACGATAGCGTCTGCTACGATTTGAGCTATATTAGTAAACACATTCCCTACAATCTCAACGATAGGTGTTAATGCTGTTACGATAGCCGCTGCGCCCTCAGTCAAAGCTGTGATAACTGGCGGAAGCACAGAGATGATAGATGTAAATGCTTCTCCTAGGGCTGTAACGAATGGAGATGCTGCCGCTATTGCTTGCCCTACTGCTACGACTAACGGAGATAGCCCAGCAAGTGCCGATGTAACTGTCGGAAGTACTCCCGCTACCGTTACAATCGCTTGTGCGAATGCGCCGATAATAGCTGTTGCAAAGGCAGAAAAGGCTTGGCCTACCGCTCCAATGATTGCGCTTATTCCTTGGCTTTGAGTTGCCAAAAGAGCAAAGCCAGCGGCGATAATAGCTACTCCTGCTCCAATACCGACTGCAGCAATACCAACCGCAGCACCAAAGGCTAGGATGTTAGCCACTCCTGCTGTTTTAAGCGCTGCACCAAAAGCCATGATAACTTGTGATACACCGCCTAAAGCTGCTTTAATACCTACTCCGATACCAACTGCAGCAGATTTAATCGCACCGCCGATAGATTTGATAACTGAACTTAGGCTATTCAATATTTGAGAGATTTTAGATTTCCCTTGTGTCACAGCTTCAGCTGCCCCGTTAGATGCATCTGCTGCATTCCGTCTGAAAATACTAAACGGATTGAATGATTTTAGGAAGTTGAATGCTTTAAAACCTACGACAAGACCAACTAGAGCTGTTGTTATCCCTTGAACGATAGACGGATCTAACCCTGCAATGAAGTCTCCGATGGCTTTTACAACGTTTGATATGACTGTTACCACATTCCCGATAACAGACCCAAGCGTCGACCAGATAGATGCATCTCCTATGCTAGTAATTACATTGTTGTAAGCATAAATTAAGCTGTCTATGGCTCCTTTTGCTGCCTTTATTGCTCCAGTCTGCGCAAATGCGTTGACGAAGTTCTCTACAATTTTCGCTCCCGCCGAAAATGTGTTGATAACAGCACCTACGATGTTACTGATAGTATTTAGCCACGCTGTCTTGCTTCCGGCACTTGCGAATGCATTTCCGACTGCAGAAATAGCCGCTTTTACATTATCTATAGCAATCGATAGCTTAGCTATTGTTAAGTTTGCATCTATCCCAAGTCCAGACATCATGGTTTTAAAAGCCTGCTGTATCTGTGGCCCTGCTTCAGATATTGCGCTGGAAATAGCACCAGGAAGTTGCCGCATAATATTACCGACCATAGGAATAAAATTCCCAAGCAAGAAAGTGGACGTTGTAGAAACTAAGTTTTTGAGCGATGGCCCTATATCCATACCCAGAGCTAACTTCCCGGCCAAGCTTTGCCAAGCAGCTTTCATTGATGCAAAAGAACCACTCAGGGTTGAGCTAGCTTCCTTAGCTGTCGTCCCTGTTATTTCAAGTTTCTTCTGCATAACTGAAATAGCGTTCACGATATTCCCAAAGGACATATTGCCATCTTCTACAGAGACATTCAACTCGTCTTGGATGTCTTTCATCGCCGCCGCATCTTTAATCAATCGCTGCATTTCCGTCTTGGTGCCACCATAGCCCAATTTGAGATTGTCCAGCATCGTGTAGTTATCCTTGGCGAACCCCTGGTAAGCATCCTGGATGCGCCCGATATCTGTACCCATCTTGTTTGCGTTGTCGGACATGTCAATCATGGCTCTGTTAGCTACATCTGCAGCTTTCTCTGTGTCACCGCCCAAAGACTGCAACAAACTAGCAGAAAAGCTTGTCACGTTTTCCATGTAGGCATTAGCGGATAACCCAGCAGTCCTGAAAGCCTCGTCAGCATATGCTTTGACTTTATCTGCTGAACCCTTAAAAAGCGTCTCGACTCCTCCCAGCGATTGTTGAAGGGCAGCGCCTTCCGAAATGACTGTTGAAAAAGCACCCTTTATGGAGCCAGTCAAAGCTTCGATACCACTCATTAGAGCTCCACTTATTAGATTCGCTCCTAAGACAGACTTGAAAACTGATCCGACCTTTGTTCCGGTATCGCTCAATCCGCCTAGCAAGCCCCTTAGCTTACTAATGCCGCTCTGCGCTCTGTCGCCGTCCATATCAACTTGAATAACGACTCTTCCGTCCGCCATTTAGTTCCTCCTTTCGTTAGTAATCAATTTCTTCTGGCAATGCATATTCTGTTTGTAGCTTTCGCATGCTGCTGATGTATTCCTGAGTGTCGTCTCTTTGAGGCTCCCACGAGCGAATTTTAAGGACTTCTGCGAACTTCGTATTGCTTGGGAGTCCATTTAAAAGAGCATTAAACTTCTGCCAGTGAAGTTTACCCTGGACCTCAATTAAATCTATATTGTACGCCTGCAGAAATGAGGAATAGATGTAAACACCGTCATATTTCAAAGAAAAAAGCGGTTCTTTTTCATCTTCTTCCTCGTCATCATCTATTGGTGTACGTTCAATAAGGTTGCCAGCCAAGTCATACTCTTTAACCTCGCCTCTGGAACTTTTGATGACGACGTGTTCCTCGGAAATCCGTTTATAGATTTCTAAGGTCGTTTCAATATCCAGGTGTTCCAAAAGACTATCAGCCGCCCGCTTCTCACTATCAGTGCTGGTCTTCAGCAATATTTTCAAGGCAAAGATAGGCTTGGCTATAACAGGGATGTAGTCATCATGTATCATGTCGAAGAGCCTCAAAACATTGTCAAAAGACAGGTCAAGCGGGTAGCTCTTATCATCAAGGACTAGTTCATCTCTAAATCTCCTTGATAAATCAAACATGGCTACTTACCAAGATATCGATCAAGCAATTCTTGACTTTCTTTCGAGATTTGCTCCTGTTCAACACCCTGCATAATCTCAATGAAATAATTAATACAGTCGACAGTGGACTGTCCAGAGAGATTATAGACCTTGTCAAAAGAACCATCGCCAAAGATACCATTGTAGGCAAGTTTAAGAATTTCTCTTGCTTTGGTTACATCTCCTTTGCCGTCCTCGTCCACAATTTTCTGAGCCTCTAACTGCAGATCTTGAGCAAATGACTGCATCTTCTCGATGTTTTCGTCACTCTTTGAAAATTCAAACTGAAACTCTCCAAAGTCGATCGGGATTACCTTGTTCCGTATATTGATTACTACCATTTGATTTTTTCTCCTTTACACAAAATAAGAGGGCGCATATTGTACGCCCTCATTCAAATTTAACCAGGTACTACAGCAGATTTTTTCGGTTTCTGATCCCACATGATTTTGGCCTTAAACCCTTCATGTTCAGTCGCTTCGCCATCTCCAATTTCGATTTCAGAGACAGTGGCTACTCCTACCCGCTGGTTTTTGCCGTCAGCATCCACTTCCTTGTACCATACTTTGCGGCCATCACCTACTTCGTCCTGCATGTCTGCGATCATGTTCTGAGCTTCATCAGTGTCATTACGCTTGCCTTCAAAAGAGCGTCCGCGTTTGACTGATGTGATTGTTTCTACAGGCGTTCCATCACCTGCGAAGTCTGCAGAGTCATCTGTCTGTTCATCAACTTCCGGAGAAGACGAGGTGATGTCCTTTGCAAGCCATTTGTATTTTTCTTTAGCTGGCTCCGTATCTTGTGTTGCCGGGTCAAACGGAGCGATGTAGTGTTTCCGTAGGGCGTTTTTGCGTTTTGCCATGTGTTTGTTATTTCCTTTCTATTTCGAGGCTGGCTGTGATATCCAGCTGATAAATGTAGAAGCCTTGTTCGTCTAAGTCATTCAAAAATGGCTTAGCTACTTCAAGACCTAAAAATTCGTATGACTGATTCAGACTAGGCAAGTCCAAATCAAGCTGCGATAGAGAAGTATTAATAAGCCACAATGTGGCGTTGGTTAGTGACTGGTCCTTCGACTTGATAGCAATTTCAAAAGGCAGGCTCACTGTCTGCGTGCCTGCCATATCTTCTGCTTCTACCTTGCCACCTGGCAGCGGATAGATAACCAAGTCCTCATGTTCTCCCAAGTAGTCAAGTCTAGCTGGTATAGCCAGATTCAGTTTCTTGATATGATTTAGCAGAACCGTCGAAAAGTCGTTGTTATTGATCATGTTCGTACTCCCATGGCTCTAAGGCCGACCTTGGACCAGTCTTTCGCATGGATAGCTGATGCTTTCTTGTCCCACCTTGGGCCAGTTCCTGGAGTTGAATACCTCCTAAATTTAAAGCTTCTGTTCTTGTTGTAAGAACTGCCATAGTATTGAGCTCTAGCATATGGCTTTGAGTAAGTGATTCGGTCTCTTTGGACGCTTCCGCTCCCTCTCAAGTCTCCACCCTTGCGAGGAACAAATTGCTCCATGTCTAAGAGCATTTGATTAGCGATAGCTAATTTCCCTTTGGCCAGAGCCTGAGGAGAGACCTTTCTTTCAATCCCATTAAGATTAAAAGACACCTTGACACCTCCAGACATCAAATCACCTCGATTTCATAAGCCAGAAGCTTTCTGGTTAGCGGATGATACTGCGGGATGATACTGCGGACAAGATAAAGGGTGCCGTCATCATCGACGACACCACCCAAGTAAGACTTGTCCAATTCAACCGGACAGAATTGATGGTAAACAATCACCGTTGATGGTTTCGTCTCGCTTCTGTTGCTTCCGGATCCTGTGTGAGATAAGACTCGGTCAAACTTGCAAGGGGATAGTAACAAGGGCTCTGAATAGGTTTCTTTGCCCCAGTCATCCTTTCCTGTTGGTTTCTGGATTTTAACAGAGTCAGAAAGCATTCTCTTATCTATCATATTCTACCCTCACAAATCCAAATCCGGCCGATTTCAGCCAGTTTTCTGCATCCCGAGATAGATTATAGCGAGCAGCCATAGAAAGCCCCTGAGAAGAGTTCTGAGAGCCATTTTGATAGCTTACAGTTGTTCGACCTACCGACATGCTGGCCACTGCCTGCTTGTCCTCGGCCGTCATGATGCCCGTGCTATCCAGATAAGCAACCTGAAAGGCCACAGCTCTCTTTACAGCCCGCCGCCTTGACTCAAAGTCACGCTCAAAGTCATTGTAAGAGTAAAAATCCCGAGTGTAGAGATCTACAGCCATTTCAGCGCGCTTGAGCAAACTGTCAAAGTCTGTAACCTCGCCAAAACCGAAGTCTTTATACTCTTGTTTGGTCAAATAGGCCATATAACACCTCCTTAAGAGGCTGAATCAGCCTCTCCGATTCTTTCTTCACGATATTTCAGCCATTCTTCACCATAAACAGCTGTGATTTGCTTGTTGATTTCGTCCGCTTCGTATGTCTGCAGGTCATAGACCTTTCCTTCGTCAAATTGACGGTCAGACTTTTCTATGTAGAAGTTCCTAGTTGATATATAACTAGCCATTTAGTCAAACCTCCTTCTTGTAGCCTTGTTTTTCAAAAGCCGAAATCACAAAAGGATCAGACAGAGTAAAAGATACCCCGTCTTTAGTTAAAGTGACGTCGACTCTTTCGGAAATGGCATTGTCATCTTTAGGTTCTTCCAATACAGTTTTATCGATTTCAGTATTAGCCATTACTTATCTCCTTTAAGCAGTTTTGTGAACATAGATAGCTTTCTTCTTGTTGTCAAGAACGAAAGCGTCGTAACGGATACGACCCTCGACGAGCTTGCCGTTAATTCCTGGCGGGTTGTCGTGGATCTTGTAGTCTTCTAACTTAACAGGAGATGTAGTGGCCACAGGGTGAGCGATAACAAACTCTACATTTTGAGGCAAACGTGATGTAGGCGTCAAGACTACTGGCAAACCGTCAATCATACCAACTTGGCCCTTGATTGTGATTTCTTGGCCAAGGTCAGAATTTTTCACAAAAGTTGGGTCGAGTTTGATTAGCTTGTAGAATTTAGGAGAGACATGAAGAACGCGTCCAGCCGTTGGGATGAAAGCATCTGTCAATTTCACTTGTCCATCAAGAACGAGTTCATAGGCATTAGTCTTGGTCACCGCTCCAGTTGCAACATGTTCAGCGTCAGCTCCAGCCACGATAGTTGCAAATCGGTAAGTATCGATTTCAGGGATCACAACTTCTGACAACTGACGGGCTAGAGCCTTGCCGGCTTCCATTACGCCATTTGTATCCTGCTCTGATTTCTTGTCGATAGTGAAAGTGAATGAACGGTCTTTTGTCAACACCATTGTTTGTACTGTGTTGCCAAGTTCTTCGGCTTCTCCGTAACGATTTTGACCAGTTGTCTTGTAATCGTTCATCTTAGATGTTGGTACTGAGTATACTTTTACCGTATCAACCCCTGTGAATTCAAAATCTTGGTTGATGATACCTGTAGATAGGGCTTCTTTAGCAAAGCGCTCATCAACTTTGCTGTCAAATTTAGCTGCATAATTTACTGCCATTTAGTTTTTCCTCTTTTCTTTATTTTGGTTTTACACGCTATCGAAGCCAGCGAATAAGGCTTTATCTTCCGCCGATAATTCTGCGCCAGGATCTGCAGGTGGATTTCCACCAGCCGAAAAGCGCGGTTGCGGCTTTGCTTGCTCTTGTCCTTGTTGGAACAAGTAAGGGCTAGACTCTTTAAGACTGTTGATAGTTTCTTCTAGGACTGGTTTCCCGTCCTCGCCTAGTTCGATATTCTCTAGATCGATGAATTTCATCAAGTCGTCAGAGTTATAAGCTCCTACATCTTTCAAAGCAAGGGCTACAGCATTGGTCTTTTGCAACTGTGCAAGATTGGCCTCACTGTCGGTCTTGTAGGTTTCAAATTGAGCTTGTAGGTCTGCTAGTTGTTTCTTAGCTTCCTCACTCGCTCCCTCTTTGTCCTGTAAGTCCTTGATAGCTTGGTCTCGTTGCTCAAGTTGCTGTTTGTAACTGTCAATCTCTGCCTGCAATCCGGACTTCGCTGACTCAATCCCTGACCCGTACGCTGCCATGATTTTATCAAGCTGCTCTTTGTCCTCGATACCGGCTTCGACTAACATTTCTCGTTTTAAACTCATGTCTAAAACTCCTCCTTTTTTACGTCACATGGACGAATTCAGACAGTTTTACGCCATGCTCCAGGGCAAGAAAAAAGACCGGCAAAGCCAGTCTTGATTTTTAAACATTAGAAAAGCGCCTAGATTTAACTATGCGCCAGTTATTACTTGGATTGATGAGATATCTCTCTCATATAGAGAAACTTCAGTGGGGCTGTCAGGATTTGATCCGTCAATGAGGATAGTGATTTCATCTTGCTCGTCGTTATCCATTTCATCGACAAAATCCGTAACAAGTCCGCTAATGATATTGCCGTTAATATCAACTACGCGAACTTTTGAGCGTAGATAATTCCATAACTCTTTACTCATTTTCGTTTCCCTTTCCCTTTGATAGTTGGTACGATGTGCGCACCGGTTTTACTGTAATGAATGCGGAAATCAGTAACATCTTCGATAACTTGCCCAGTTTTAGGGTCTATATAAGTTCCGATAGGTTTGTTTTGTGAGATGATTTCCTGCATTTTATCTGTTTTTGGATTGTACTTAAATTGTCCAGTTCCAGCATAGCGATCCACTAATTTCTGGCATTCTTCTTTTGTGATTGTCAGATAACTTGGCATGTTCTTTCCTTTGGCCAGGTTAGAATTTAGATAATCTTCATACCCTCTATTCCCTTTAACATGCCGCTCAAAATGCTCGTTGTTAATTTCTGTCTTAATTATACCACTTTCAACAGCAAAATTGAACTTTTTCTGCATTTCTTTTTGCTCTGATCTGCGCTTTTCGAGCTTGGCCAGATTTTCTCTAAGCTCAACCTCTTTCTTGGCCTGCGTGTAGGGGTCGCTATAGTATTTCTCCCGACTGTAATCCCGATGTAAGAATGGTTTATCTTTCAGGTATTGCCTCATGGCTCCCTGCTGGATTTGTACTTTGTTCCTGTAACGGCTTATAAGCTCCTGATCCCCTAGCTTTTCAGCCACATGCAGCTTTTCCTTGTTGTTCCGGATAGAACGCTCTAGAGCTCTCTGCTTTGCCTCTGCATTGGCGTTTTCTATCGCTTGCTCCGGCGTGATATCCTTTACGTCTGGACCAAGTTCAGGCTTGTAGTTAGCTCCAACTACAAAAGGTGTCATGACGTGGCTACAGTTGACACCTCGGCATCCTCCGGGACTTCCGTAACCGTAGTCATCCAGAGCCAAAATTTTCTCACCATGCTCCGTCCGAGCTTTTCCAGTGGTGACTATCCTGTGCTGTAGAGGAGCACACATTTCTCGGGCCGCTGGCTTTTGTGAATAGTAAAAAGTATCTATCCCGAGTTCCTCAGCCGGTGCTGTTCTAGCCTCGTTGTATGTCCTCCAGGCGGTGGATTTAATCAGGTTCCTGGCATAAGTATCTGCTTTCCAGCGTTTCCCTGAGCTATCTGTAAAGCCATAAAAGCCCTTGTCAGCCCATTTCATGACAGTGTCTGATATGGCCTTGTCAGCGGTCTTTAAACCTGTTATAACATCTGCCGCGGACTCCTCAACTATGGATTGATAGACACTTCGGACACTGGCCGGCAGGGTTGAATTTGTAAGGTTGCTGATGTCGCTCATGGTCTGGCCAACATACGAAGCAAGGCGGTCTTGAAGTTCGCTATTTACAACACTCCCAGACTTTCCCAGCGTATCTAAGAGTTGTTGCTTGGTGTCTTGGTAGACCCTGTATCCCTCACCCTCTATGACATGCCTAAGCTGTTGCTCAGCTATCCCTGACCGCTCAGCGATAAGCTTGACATTGTCATCGTTGAGCAAGCCCATCTCTGACATTTTCTCAAGCTGCCAGATATAGGGGTTATCCTCAAGACTGACTGTCCCCCTCTCTTTTAATCGATCAATGACCTGGTCAAAGAGGTCTAAGGTTAGCTGGTGGTAGATGTCTGCTGCTTGGCTCGCTTCTAGCAAGAGCTGTTCATCATTCAGTTTGATTGGTTTCTTCTTGCTTTTGGCCATGCTGCTTATTCTCCGTAAATGTCAATGTCTTCTTGAGTTCTGGCTTGATTAGCGGCCACCTGAGCTTCGTTTTGGATAGCTATAATCATCTTCTTGGCTTCCTCTTCAGATACTCCCAGCGCTTTCTGGATAGCATATTCACGGCTTACAAGTCCGCTTGCCAGCGCCTTAGTGTAGTATTCCAGCTCATTGTTTTTGTCTGTAAATACTCCGTCGTCAAGATTGACTGTAATATTGGCCATCTCTGGAACTTCTCCCTGATAGAGGTCATAAAGCTTGCCTATTTCACATATTGAGATGATTAACTCTTTGATTGATTGCTCTACCAGGCTCACAATACTGTTGCGCATTTGATAAGTATCCGAGTTCTCTGAAACTACTTCTGTGGCCGTCTTCAAGCTCTGGCCGTCAAAAGTAAACATCCCTGCAGATACTCCTAGAAGCATCTCAAAAAGGCTCAGCCCCTCGTTAATAGTCTTGATATAGTCTTCAGCTCTGATAGGAGTTGTTAGATCCGTGAGCTGACCTCCGTCCATATCGCTTGTCGAAAGTCTCAGATAGACATTCTGTTCGCTGTCAAATCTTTGGACCGTACGAACGTCACCATCTCTTGAAACCATCCTTGTCTCAGTTAGATTTTCAGGCACTGCGACCCTGCGCTGCCCCATCTTGACTTCCCATTTAAATTCATCGTAAGTGGTATTGATAAAGTCGATGGTGCTCTTGGCATTGTCGAAGATAGATAAACCAAGAGGGCTGTTAATGTCCTTGTTATTCATCCCCGGGGGTTTGAGGTAGGTGAAGAGAGGACGAGATAGTCCGTCAAGCTCTACCGTCTCCTCAAGGTCCTCGTAAAGTTCAGCCAAAGCCACACGATCGCCAACCTTGTCAACATCCTTGGACTTGTAAAGTTCATTCGTGACAATATACTTCCCATCCTTTGCCCATTCATGGAACTCAATCAATGTGTAATACACATTTCTCTTGTCTTCAGACTTTACCGTCTTGGTCACGATAGCGGCGCTTGATACATCCTGAGTATTGGATTGTAAAGGCAAGAACACCGGCGCTTGGACGAATGACACCCGCACTCGGTCGTTATCCACATAAGGCCGCATAGCAAGGCCTCCAAGCGCTAAACAACTCTCAAGGTACCGTTCAAAGTTCTTGTTAAAGCGGTCGTTTGTCAGTGTCTTCTGGACGAATTTGTTAGCAATATCGTCATCTAGTTTGATTTCTGCCTGCTCGTTAAATACCAGGCTCGCAATCTTCTTGGCTGCTGTTCGCGCAATTGGTAAATGATTGGCTTTCCTATGCATCCTGATTCCATCTGTATTGAGATATTCAACCTTAGGCCACTTGCTTTGAAAATACCTCAGATTATCGTTAATGCGTCGATATTCTGCGCTAGTGACAGCGATTTTGGGGTGGTCTGTAATGCTTGTCAGACTGTCTGTCGTCATTGCGTACTGTCCTCTCTTAAATAGATTTCTAATAGTCTGTATGATGCCCATTTACTGGCTCCTTGTTGCTAAAAATTGGCGTATCGTGTATAGAACACGTTCACGCTATATCTATATTCATCCATTGCGTGGTTATCTTTATCAATCGGCCTGCCGTTATCATCTCGGCTGTAGAGACCTATCTCTTTCAAAAAATGATAATGATCGTAATCCTCTTCAGAGTGATTGATAAGCAAGAACTGGCCAGATGAGATAATATTTTGACCACGTTCAATCCCTACCTCAATACCTTTCGCTTTGCTGCTGACATCATGAGCGTTGTTCATGGCTCCTCTGGTCTGTATTCCTAGTTTATGCAGTTCCTCTCTCAGAGACCTACAAGCCGGGTCAATCCAGACATCTGTATAGCGCATCTGGTACTTGCTAACACACCACTGAATAAATGCTTTGAGCTCGACTGCATAAGTGGACATTGCTTTAACCTGTCCTGTATCCGCTCCGCTATGGTAGTAATGAGCAACACGGTTGAGACGGAAGAAAGTCTTGCCATCTTCTCTGTGTCTTGTCACGACATTGCAGCTCATGGATGTTGCGTCTGATTGGCCACCATCGCCACAGAAATACATCTCTACAGGCTGTCCGGCCAATATATCGCTGATATTCTTCTCGAGGTCAAACAGGCCATATATGACGCCTTGAGGCATGACACGTTGACCAAGTACATCCCGCTTATAGAGATAAGGGTTTTTCTTCAGCGATTGAATGATGGATTGCTTCCGCTCGTCAGAAAGAATAGGATTGTCATCCATAGTCCAATGTGTCCAGCGTGTGTTTTGCACGTCGAAAACATCCTTGATGACTGGATGCTGTGGCGCTGGAGGATTGAGGTCTGCTAAGTGATACCGTAGTTTGGCCGCCCAGGTACGCCGCAGCGCTTCCTGAATAAAATCCATGTGTAAGAGATTGATCTCACAGAAAACCACAGAGCCTAGTGACATACCAGTAATAGCACCAACACTATTTACCTTCCCGCCGCCTTTGTAATAAACCCGTTTCTGTCCGTTAGGTGTATCAATCAGCAAGTGATCGCCGTGTTCGTCATGCTTGATTTTACAAGCGCCGTCGAAGATGTGCATTAGACCTGTGCCATCACCATCGATAAACAGACGGTAAGCTTGCTCTTGGTTATAGGCTGCTATAAGGTGATTTTCGTCAGGAGACTCAATCAGATACCTGGCATATCGAAAGTGGCCAGCCGTAGTCTTACCGCTCCGAGGTGTACCCTCGTTGACCTCTAGCTCATAATTAAAAGGCCGCTTGATGATATCTAGCTGCTTCTTAGAAAAGGTTATATCCAAAGCTAGTCACCGCCCTTCACGGCTTCCAAAAGGGCCGTCATGAGACTTGTATCAGACTTAGATCCTTGGCCACTCTCGATCTTAATCTTAAGCAGCTCGATTTCTTTCCTCAGCTTCTCGTCTGTCAACTCTAGATCCTTCCATGCCATTTCATTCATTCCGTCTAAAGCAGAGAGGAAAGCATTGGAATTAGCTTGTCTGATTCCGTCTTGTTCAATGCTTGCTCGAGCTTTGTTTTTTAACCACTCATATTCATTAAAAGCCTGCTCTCTGGACCACAAGGACATATTTGAGAACTCCTTTAGAAGCTCTCTGTACCTTTTCATAACCTTTGCATTTTGCAAAAGTACTACCGCCTTGCTATCCACGCTATTATCTAGCCACTTTTTGGCTGATGGATAAGCCTCTCTATATGCCTGCCTCTGAGATAGTCCGGAGATTATGCCTTGGACGAACTTCTCTTGCTTAACCGTAAGATTACCCACTCACTGGACTACCTCGCTTTCTTGTGGAATAAAAAAACAAGGCAATAAATGCCTTGCTTTGCGATATTAAAACATCCTACTCTATCGCCACCAGTAACCCAAGCTGGCAGTTTTTGTCGAAGCTTTTCTAGGCTTTTTGCCTAAGGTGTCTTAACTTCAAATCTTGATACTACCATTCTAGCACATCAGAGCCACAGTGCACACCAGATTTATCTAAGTTATTCCAAATTATTCCAGAATTTTATCCAGTTCTTCAATGGCATTCTTCCGCTGCGAATAGTAAGAACTCTGGCTAATGTCTAGCTTATCGCATATATCGAAGACATCTTGCTTGATAATATAAGTCATCCTAAGCACCGTCCTATGTCTTGGATTTTTTAGCTTATTGATCATCCGTCCAAGTTCAATCTTTCGCATGATGATTTCACTTGTATCCTGTTCTATGGCTTCTTTCATTACGATAAGCTGGCAGTAGACATCATCAATTTTCCGAGTTGGACCTCCTTTGATTTTGTCAGCCTTAAACTTAGGGCTTGAAAGCAAACCGGCTTCAAGCTCGTTGATTTCATCTATCCTGCTCTGAATATCTAAATCTAGACTTTGTAGCTCGTTTAATAATTCTTTAGCCTTACTCACTTTTTGCCTCCCTTTTGTGGTATAATAGGTTTATCGAAAATATACCGAAGGGCTGCAGTGTGTCGGCCTTTTTTCTATTCAATCAATTCTGGATTTTCGTAGATGTTGCCGACGACCTCTAATGATATGTGGTCGGCCAAGCCGTTGAAGAATAGCGCTCTTGGTTCGTTGTGTTCTATATCGATTCCAAACATGGCCCAATTATCAAAATATCTGATAACTCCTTTACTGTCAGCAGATGGAACTTTGGTATTTTGATATTGAACTATATCCCCCTCAAAAATCTCCTTGCCATTCTTGTCTTTGAGGCCTGTTGATTGCATTAAAACGATGTCATCGAAATCATAGTAATTTAATTGCCCAAAAAAGAGTGTCTTCACACAAATTTGTTTTTCCTCGAAATTAAGAGACACAATATCATCCGCTTCATGCTTTTCTTTTGTAGCTTTATTCCACGCTCTAAATTCCTGTATCATCTGTTTGCTCCTTCCACTTGCTCCAGCCTTGTTGTTAGTTCTTTGATTTGATTAAGTTGCTCTTGAGTTGCATAAACAAAGACTAGTAGTGTTGCGATGAGAACTGCCACGGCCAATGTTGTCAATATCCGCAGCCTGGCCACTTCGTGCTCAAGTCTCTCAATTCTTGATTGTTGCATATTCGCTCCTTTTTAAATTCCAAAAGACCTTTCTAGATACATTTCACGCTTTAATCTGCGTTTCAGCTTCCGTTGTCGCTCCGCTTCGTTGTCGCTCGTCGCCCCCCCCGATTTTTGAATTATCGTCGATGTAATCTTGCGCAACTTTTAGCCAGCGCTTCTCAACTGTCTTGCAGTCCATTTTCTCACGCAAGCAAGTGATAAGAAACTCTTTATCAAACAAGCTATCTAGCTTAATCATCAACCTAATCGGTGGAAGGCGTCCTGCTCTTTCGTCGCTGTTAAGTCTAGTCCTGTCAGAATTCAACTTCGCACCTTCAAAACCTAACTGCGCCATCATTTCTTTCTTCGTGCCGAAAGCTTCAGTCTTTTCAGCTAAAATTCTGTAAAATTTCTGGACATTGGTTTCAGTCATCTTCCAACTCCTTGATTTTTTCTTCTAAATTGCGGATATTCTCACGCATCCGTTCCCTGCGTCTGGTTGCTGCTCCATGGCCAAAAGAGGATATAACTTCTTTTTCCGCCTGTTTGTCTGCTAGTCGATTTTTGCAGCGCTCAAGACTTATTTTGTAAGCCTCTAAATCTGACTTCGTCATACTGTCACCTGCTCAATCTATGACTTTCTAGTCCGTCCTTGAAATCAATCATTTCAACGAAGTAGCGACCAATCATGATTGCGTCTGCTTCGTCATCCTTGACTTGTTTCTGGTATAGTTGACTAACTAAGCTGATGGCCTGCTGTTTCAGCTCTTTCTTCCCTCGGCCCTTGATAGCACTGTACTTGCGCCAGGTTGAGACATTGACAAAATAAACATCATCAGCTATCAGTTTCCCTAGAATGATTCCTGTTGCAATACCAATCTTAATGACTGATTGCTGATTGACACCTCCGACATTATTCTTCTCAATGGCAATGGACTCAAAGGCTTTTTCTCGCTCTTTAATTGTCCGCAGCTGGACTTTTCGCAGCTCTGAGGCCATCACTAGGGCTCGCTCTAAAAAGCTGCCCTTGGCCTTGATTACCCCACTTTCTACAAGCTGTGATCCGTCAAAAACGGCCCAACCTGTAGCGCTCGTGCTTGCGTCAATGGATAGTATTAGACTCATTCCACAACTCCCATCACACCTGTCATTTCAAACAGGTTTTTCTTGTTGTCATTTACGAAGTCAAAAAACTTCATGATTTCTGCAACTTCTTTTTTGTGCGTGTTTGCTTGACCTGATGACGTCAGAGTCAATTTTTGCTTAGGTTTTGCATATAATGCCAGTTCAAAGACAGGCTCAAAGATGTCCCCGCTCTCGTCAAGGCTTACGTCTTGGTCTTGATGTGCAAATTCCACTTCAATATCCCAAGGCAGGCTTGTAGTAACTTCGATTGTACGATTTTGACGCTCAATCAGCGCTTCAATGTTTTCTGTAACTTTTATCTTGTGCATATTTTCTCCTTATGCTGCTGTAGTGGTTTTAATTAATTTGACTTGCTGCATCCAGTCTCTGGCTATATCCCAGACCTCGTCAGGGACGCTGTGGTTATATTTCCCTCTGAACTGGACTATATGACCCGCTTTTACTTCTAGAGTGTATAGTGGGCATTCTGGGGCGTTCTCAGCCCTGACAAAAACGATTGTTGTCTGGCCTTTAAAGTGCTTATCGGTATATGAGCTGACGCAGTGGTGAAGTTTCTTGCCTTCGTAGATAAGCTCTGCAACCTTGTCCGGCACATGGAACCTGTACCCGCTGACGACCTTGTCCAATTTCTTGCGTCGTTTAAACTCAGTCTCCAGCTTCTTGTCTTCCTCGGCTTTCTTCCGCTTGCGCTCGTCCTCTAAGAATTGATTATAAAGCTCTACTGTGTGTTGGTGCATAGCATTAAAGTCTTTAGGAACAAGCATGGCATCACCCTCAGGCTCAATTCCCATTGCGTCCAGCATTTTTAAGTAGTCCATATACTCTTTAAAATCAAGTTTTTGCTTAATGACCCAATTTTGGAATTTATTGATCCCGACACCTTTCGGTATATGCTTGATATCATGGTAAGTAAGATAAGACTCAATACCTGGCGCAAGTTTGCCGTTTCGTTCTTTAATCCGGCGACTAAGCTCGAACTCAGTGAAACTGCGATTTGAATTTTTGAAAAATTGTTTATTCTTCTGGAGCCATCTGCGGTTTAAGGTTCGCATATCCACGCCTTTTGTATAACCGGTAGATGGTGACCAGTTGTACACATAACCCATGATTTCATTGGCTAATTTGTAAGCATGAATTTTCTGGGCAAATTCAATTTCAAATTTGTATTTGTAGAGACGTTCGATTTCCCAGTAGGCAATGCCCCCGAATTTCAAATATTTAAGTTCGGATACTTTTTTCAGCTTTTCAATCCAGTCGTTCGGATAGAATTTATTGCCTGTATAATATCCGCCTCCAAAATAATTGGCAAATAGATACGGATAATATTGGCCGGTGTAATCTTGGCCGATTTTCACATGCTTATCATTTTCAAATCGCTCTAAATTTGTAAAATGCCAATCAATGAACTGCTTTCCGTCGACTAATTTTGATCGAAATTCATAAGATTGGATCTCGATGCGCTTCGAGGTGCTGAGAATGATAGAGAAAAAGTAGGTCTTATCGTAAAAAGTAAGCCGAGACGACTTTGTGAGTCGCTTTTCGATACAATAGCCAAGGCCCAAATCTGAAGCGATTATGGTCTTGTCCTTATTACTCCACTTGTATGTTGTGATTTGCGAGTAGCACCAGCTCCAGAAGTCTGCAGGTGGTTTCAATCGTCTGTCAGCTTCTCGCTTGCATTGTTCGTTGATCTTGCTCATGCCAAATCTGCGAAAAGGTCCAACTGCCCTTCGACTACTCCTTTCTCTTTCTTGATTTTAGGTTTTTTGATGATATCATCATCTGGGCCAGCGCCTTCCCTGATTTTGGCTACATCAACCTTTTCTTCAGAAGAGCTCTGAGATTTTTCTGGCTTTTTCTTCTTGATGCCTTCAACAGGCACCTGCTTGATATTGGATACTTGCGAATTTGAGACAAAATATTCTCGAATCCATCCGAAAACAGTATTATCATCAATGCAAGCCACTCCGTTTTCAGCGAATTTACGAGCTTTTTCTTTTGCATATTTTAGAGCGCATTTCAGAGAGTATCGCTCTTTCAAGATCCCCTGGAACAAATCCTCGTCTTCTTGGTCGCATATCCAGTTATGAATGCGGTCCATTGCGATATCGTGCGGTTTGTTTAACTCCTCCAGCATCTTCGCTAGGGCTTTTTCTTTGATTTCAGTCATATCATTTCAAAAAATGCGACTGCCTTTGTGTGAGTTTGGCTAAATACGGGCAGTCGCTCGTCCATTGGTCACATAACCGATTGACGCTTTCTAGTTCGCAGTTTTACAAGGATGCCCGGCTTGTTTTATTATTTTTTTCTGTTACGTTCTCCGACTAGGTATCCTAAAAATACCCATAGCAGAGCCATTCCTGCTTCTTTGATAAATTCAATCATTTCACATTTCCACCTTTACTGATTTTGATTTAGGCTCAAACTGTACTCCATGAGCGTTGAGCCATTCTTTAAATTGCTCCTTGGTTTCCTTTGCGTTTTCTGCTGGGAAAATCAAATCAACCGTGAATTTAAATCCATATTTTTTACCACCGTCGTTAGACGCTGTTTTTTGCGTTTTAAGCCCATTATTTTGTTCCTGGGTATAATTACCCTCGGATTGGTTTAAATCGCCGCCAGGAGCTTCTGAGGCACCATAAAATTGATTGTAGAGCAATTCATCCGCTTCTGATTGCGTATTTCGCTCAGTTTCAGCTTGAGCCCGTCTCATTTCTGATGCGTCAGCATGCAGGATGTTGATGACATCCAGGGCAGACTTGCCAGCCTTGAGCATGTCAACGTATTTCTGGGGAGCTAGGTTCTTAGCTTCTGCAATAGACGTTATTTCCTCAATGCGCTTTGCTAGTTCTGCCTTTTCCTTAGCTTGGTCAGCCAGTTCCTTATCGTCAAGAATGGCCTGCAGAACATCTCCTAACGCTGCGCCTTGCTCGTACCGTCGGATATAAACCGCCGGACCAAAGCCAGCCTTTCCGGCCGCTTCTGAGATTTGTATAAGACCAGTCTCACGCTGCTGCTTTTTGGTCGCTTCTTCTGCCACCAGGTCGCTGATAATCTTAAGCGTCGCTTGATTAATGCGCACGTTGTCGGCCATAAAGCATTTTTTCTTAGCCAGGTCGTCAAAGCGGATGGCAAAGAGGTTGATATCTAGATCTGTGCCGCTCTTTGCGATTGCGACCTCAAAAGCTTCCTTGACCGTCTGTTTGCGATTTTCGGTTTCTTTGGCTTCAAAGACCTTGATTTGCTCAGCGATATCTTCCTTTAGCGCCTTTACAGGGTCAAGAATGTCTTTGATCCATGCCTTAACCTCGTCAAGCGGATTGCTGTATTCGTCTAGCTTTTCCTTGACTGCCGCCGTGAGTTGGCGCTCTACTCGGCCTAGCTCGTTCTTGACAGCCGTGTCGCCGACAATGGTATCTTCAGTTACGACATAGCCTGCATATTTCTTCTGGTAGGCTGTCAGGGTCTGCTCCAGAACTTCCTTGCCTTCAATTTCAATTTTGGCCGGCGTCAGTTTAAAGTCAAAATTTAAGTCAGTCACCGGAATCAGCTCCAAGCTGTCTGTCACATCTTTTGTCTTTGCGGTCATCTAAAACTCCTCTCCCTCCAACAGGTCCATTTCTTGTCCTAGCACTTCGCCAGTTTCAGAATAGACTGATGGTGTAGCTTCTGCTTGCTTATTTGCTTCTCGCTCAGCTGCTTCCTGTTTCATCTGTTCGATTTGCTGCTGTTTGCGAGCTAGCACTTCTTCACGGCTTTCTTGCGGTGTGACATCTTTAATACGGTCAAAAGTCTCCCCGCCGTCATCTTCGGTATACATATTGCCAAGGTCTTCTGGGAATGCTTCACGAAGTGCATTTACTAGAGCTGTTTTCCGTATCATAGTAGCCGGCATTGAGTTCCAAGTGCTCTGACTTTTGTTGTACTCTTTCATGCTGACATAGACTTCAACCGGCACACGAAAATCTTTTCGATAAACTCTAGCCCATCCACCGACAAGTTCGTCATTAGGCAGAACGAGTGCGCCTTTTCTTTCCTCTTGCAAACCGCTTTCGTTAATTACAACAATTCCAGCTTCAAAGCCTTCAAGCTGCGGATTGCGATTTGCTCGTTTTAGGAAAGCTTCTTTTGATACAATCAAGCTAAACTCTGTTCCGCCGTTCTTTTTACGATAGGCGACAATGTAAACCTCGTTGGCTAACGGGTTTAAATCTCGCCCTTTAATGAGCGACAACGCCATCCCAACTTGTTTCGGCGTCAAAAGGTTGTCTGGGTCAAAATACTGTTTGATGTCTTGGGCTGTCCAGTCCATTGTATTGATTGATATATCTCGCTTTGCTTTTTGTGTCGATATTTCATTTGCCATTCTATTTTCTCCTTTTCGTCTGTTTTAAATTCCAATTTTCACGTCTAAGACGCTTGTTTTCTTGGCTCAGTGTCAAGATTCTGTCTTGCTGCTCGTTGATAACTTCGCCCAGCTCATGGCCGAGGTGAATGTACTCAGAGCGCCATTGATCAATTTCTTTCAGTAGGTATGCTGTCATACTTCGTCCCCCACATACACCCACCGTCCAGCTCTATAAATCCAATTGTCGGGATCCGGGCGCTCTGGTTTTTCTTCGGGTGGTGTCGTTAGCCACTTGTCATAATCAAACGGTTCGAGCATAGACTCCCTCCTTTAGTGCCTGGTGGAACTTCACCAAGTCAACTGACTCAACTTTTGATACTCGGCGTTGTGAAGTTCTTATTTGGCCTTTGTAAGCCTGCAGACCTTCCTGGCGCTCTTCTTCATTCCTTGGTAGATAATAGCCATTATGCCCGGCTTGTTTGATTGCCACGATAGGAATACCATCTCGATAGATCAGTCGTTCAATAGCCTTTTCTACAGATCGCTTGCTCAGGCCGAGCATTTGTTCAATTTCCCGCCGTGGTCTCGGCCGATCACTTCCTACAGGAATGGCCTGTAAAATTCGTTTGTGTAATTTATCCATTTTCTTCTCCCTTGTATTTTCGCCAAAGTTTTCCTAACTCCTTAACAAACTTAACCACATCATGTTTCTTATACCATTTCAGGCGTTTGCGCTCGTTAGGCGTGACATGATATAGCAGCGCTGTTTCAAGTTCTGGTATTGTCATGTTTTATCTCCTTTTTGAAAAAATCTAGTCACTATTTCCTCTACTGGCCTTTTGAGAATGTAGGCGCACATGCTAAATGGATTTAGGTGCATGTTCACATGCTCTCGGCACACGTCCACAAATTCCACATATTGCTTTCGCGATAGCTGCATGTTGAACCATTTAGAAAAAGTGTTCCTGTACTGCTTATACAGAGATTCATTCCCTGCGACTTGATCGTAGTTAATTTTAGTCATCTTGCGCTAAGAACTCCTCTCTTGTCAAAATTATTTGTCCTTTCTTCTTCTGGTTTTTCGGATGCTCAGATGACCACTCGGGAATATTCCCAATTGTCAATGGGTCAATACCTCGCTTGTGCTTATTATTATCCTCTTGTGCTTCCTCCAAAGAGTTAAAACCTTTCTCTCTCCAAGATTTCAAAATCTTATTTAGGTAGTTAAAGTTATTAGCTCCTGCATCTTCCGTCAGCTCAATTGCATATTGGATCATTTCGATTGTCATTTTGTCTAAGCCAACATAATCTAGTAACATTTGAGCTTGTCTGTCGTTAAGTTTGATATTGCTTTCTTTGATAATCTGAGAAAAAGATTTTTTTTCATTTTCTCCTCCTGTATAGTTAAGGTTGTTAGCCTTATCTAACTCTAATCTATCCTTATCTATCTCTAACTCTAATCTATCCTTATCTATCTCTAACTCTAATCTATCCTTCCCTAACCTAACCTGTGTATCCACTTTGTATACATTTTGTATACATTGGTCTAAAGGCTTGGTATTAGCGATTTTTGACTTATCAAATTCAAGCTGTTCTTTTTCTTTTTTATGAATTGTTGATTGGAATCTGTCCGCCTGAATGTAATTGTGAATTCTCCAATGTCGGACAACAACCACTCCACTTTCAAACAGGATAATAAATCCTTTAGCAATCAAGATTTTTACGTCATCATCACTAGCTCCAATCGTTCGTTGGATTGTTTTTACCTTATCGATAAATCCTTCATCGTCTGCTCCCATGTTTAGGTGGAAGTATAAAGCTTGGCTTGACAGAGGCATATCAAGAAAATTGTCTGTTTCTGTTATTTTCTTACTAAACATTCGTCTTTGCGCCATCAATTCTCCTTTCTTTACTTTTTCTTGTTATCGTTCCAGATTGTGCCAACGCAGATTAGAGCAGAAACTCCGAGAATTGACAGAAACACATTGCTGACTTCTCCCGTCTTCGGTAACTCGTTCGCAGGGACCTCTAATTTGCTATCTGTTGCGTTTTTTGGTTCTTCCTTAGCGCTTGGAGCGGGTGGATCTTTTTCAAGCGTTTTAGTCGGTAATTCCGGCTTGGGTTCGTCTGGAATAACCAACTCTGGCAAGTCTAACACAGGCGGATCATTTGGCACTACTCCTCCGTTCCACTCAGGCTTGTCAACTGTAGGAGGGTCTAACGGCACAGCGTCTCCTGTGTACTCTGGAATGTCGTACACTGGAGCTGGCGGGACATCCCAAGAATAAGGGCGGATAGTTCCTTTAGCTGAACCCTTGGCATTTGCCACTGTGATTTCACGCTCAAAGCTATACTCCTGGCCACTTGCTGTGAAGCGTAACACATTCACAGGGTTCTGGAGCTTATTCTTCAAGCGTGTTTTGTATTCCACGCTCACAATGTTAGTCACATGTGGTAGGTTGAACTTGAAGCCATTCTTGTAGAATTGCACATTAGCCTCTGTTAGAGGAATTTCTCTAATCCCTACCCAAGGCTCTGCTGATGATAATTCAAACAGGCGCATTGAACCTTCTACATACTCATTATTATCGTCCCAGGTGTCAGATACGTTCACATCATGAAGATCATGCTTCACAAAGTTTACACGTCCGCCCCACTGGATAAGTGAAGGGTCATCTTTGTCTTGCCAGCCCCATTTAGCCACAATCTCAGTAGGATTTGCCTTGCCTTGAGGCTTAACCTCTGCCTGCTGAACTACTGTGCCATTAAAGCTTAGGTCATATTTTTGTCCTTCTTTAACAACTTCCTTCTTCCACATAGTCGAAAGTGTCATGTCAAATTGCTTGTTGAGAGGGTGCTCCTTAAAGTACCCGTTGAAAGTAGTAGTTACATTCTGTGAGTCATTTGAGGCTACAGCCCGTCCTACTACTTCACCCTCAGGACTAGTCACATCAAACTCCTGTGTGGTAGTCCATTGAAGCTGTTCAGGCAATGTATAAGTAAGTGTATCACCCTCATTGATGTCAACTTCATCAGGGATTTCCGTGTGATATGTTAGGTCTTTATTAACATAAGTCTCAGAAGCTTCTGCATTGTATGTGATTTCAGGTTCTGTGACCTGAATTTGGTTTCCGTCCTTAGCAACTTCACTTGCCAATACATTTGTGCTGATTAGCAAGCCTGCTACAGCTGTTAGTCCTACCACTGATAATTTAATTCCTTTTTTCATTATTTTCCCCTCCTAATATTCAAACGCTGGCGTGATAGCTTTTCTAGCCATAGCTAGAGCGTCCATTTCTGCTTGCCGCTGTTCTTCGTGATACAACCGCATATCTTCTTCGTACTGAGCCACTAGCTCGGCTTCTAAGCGCTCCAAGCGCTCTTTCTTAGCACGTTTGCGTGCGTCCATCCGTTTGCCGTACCAACCAGCGACGAATGCGATGGTTGCGATCAAGACGACGCCTAATACTTGACTTCCTAATGTTGGTTCCATTGTTTTTTCTCCTCGTTGTGTGATATAATTAAGCAAATACTTTTTAGAAGCCTAATCGCTTCGCTAGTGCCTTGTCCGACTCTATCTCGGCAAGGCTTATTTTTTTAGCACGGTAGCGGTTGAGTTGCTTCCATTTCCAGAACTTGCGGAAACCCTCATAGTCTACAAACATCAGCTTGTGCGTCGGATTGAAGACATATTGCTCGAATTCTGCATTTTCTCGCATTTCTTTGACAAATTGCTTTGCCGTTGGAAGTGTCAACCCTTGCCACCTTTGCATTAGATGTTCATAATCTCCGCCTGTAGGTTCTTCCGTTCCGTCAGCTGGCGTATAGATAATCTCTTTTATCTTTACCTGTGGCATCTTATCCCCTACCTTTCTTCAAAGACGACCCAACTATCAGAGATAGATAGCTTTTTAGTGATCTCAAGCTTCAGGCTGTCGCTTCCATGCCCTTCTTTGATTAGGCGGTTTATTGTAGCTGGCTTTACTCCGATAACTGTCGCCAGGTCTGATTGACTCCAACCTTTTTCATTGAGTCGACGCTTTACCAGCTCAATCCATTTTTTGTGTTGTTGACTCATGTTTTCTCCTTTCTTAATTAGAAAGTTAAAGAAATAGTAAATTATTTTGTTATATCGCTTGACAGATTTTACACTAAGGTGTAAAATGTAAGCATGATTAAAAGACTTGATAAAACGTTATATCTATCAATTCAATGCGCTCGCCAAAGCTATTTTATTTTTAGATAAGTTTTTACAAGGTTTTTTACTAAATCTTTAACTTACAAAAACTATTTTACACTAGAGTATTATTTTTGTCAACAGAAAATAACACTTTTTTATAAAATATTTTTTGTCATGCCCAAGAAAGGCTTTGTGACAATGTTTTCTACACTTGAAAAAATAAAAGAACTATCCTATAAGCGGCACATAAATCTACAAAAAGTCGCCGAAGACTTAGGTTATAGTGTAAATTATTTTTATTCACTAAAAGAAAAAACTTTAAAATCTGACCGTCTTCAAGAAATCGCAGACTATTTCGGTGTATCTACTGACTACTTACTAGGTCGGACGGATAACCCGGCAATTGCAGGAGAAAAAGCTCCAGAGCATGAAATAGAACTTGACGACTTGGACGGTCGCATTATGCTCTTTGACGGCAAGCCCTTGTCAGATGACGACAAGCGAGCTATTAAGGGCATTATAGAAGGCTACCTCAATAGCAAGAAATAGTTTAGGTGAGGGAGATTATGGATAAAGAAAAAGAACTGTTGGAACAGTACGAGGTATCACTTTATACTTTCGAGCCAGACCAATGGGCTGGGCGTGGTTTCTATGACGCAGAGACAAGGACTATTTTCTTGAACAGCTCATTATCGCCTGCAGAACGCCACAGAGTATTGCTACACGAATTAGGGCACTTAGAGCATATCGGCTCTATATATCGTCACTCTGCTATGCGCTGCGAGAATGAAGCCAACCGTTTCATGATCCGCCATCTGGTCCAGGAAGAGCTGGCCAGCTATGATGACCCAGCAGCATTTAACTGGTCTAATTTTGCTAAAAAATATAATTTAAAAACGACCACGGACGAACTCATGATACAAGGCGAATATCTGAAGTTTGCCGGAGGTCTTTAGGAGGTTCAAATTATGGGGATTTTTAGCGCTCTATTTGGAAAGAAAAATAATGCAAGGGTTGATTTGGTTGTGAGAGGTAAAACTAGCTTCTCTGAAGACTATTACGATATTTTGATTACTCGTCCTAGTCTGGTAGATTATTACGGCCGCAGTTTTGATTTGCCGGCTTACAATGACAGTTTTAAGACAGGCGACGGTCACAAGCTTAGAGAGTGGTTGCTGCTCGTTTGGTGGGGGAAGACTAAGCAAGGGCGTAAGTCGTCTACAGCAATCCCCAAATACTTCTTTAGCCAGTATAATCTTAATGCTGAAAAGTTAACCCGAAAGCTCAAGGTCGAGGGATATCTAGAAGATTTGGGCGAAAAAACAAAACTTACAGCCGCCGGGCAAGAATTTTATGATAAATATGCCTCGCTGTGGGAGATCCACTCTTTTAAAGGCTTTCCTACTAACTTAGATATTGACTTCCCGACTTGGGACAAGACTAGATCTGAGATAGATTACTACAGGATGAAAGAAAATTATCTGCGAGATAGTATCGCTTTTTATAAGCGGATGATTGATTACTTAAACCAGTATGGACATCCTGGTGGAAAAAGAGAAGCCAAACAAGACATAGACTATTACATCAGCACAGCCAATAGTGAAATGATTGAGCTGGAAGATTTGAAACAGAAGATAGAAATTTTGTTAGAAAAATAAAAAAATCCCCACATTCTCGGCCGGCAAGCTTGAATGTGGGGAAATCCTGTATAAGAAACAACCATTCAAAAGGTCGTTTTCTTGTACTCATTTTATCAAAAATGAGGAGAAAAAACAATGTGGATAGAGAAATTAGAAAACGGAAAATATAAATTTTTCGAGAGATACAAAGATCCATATACAGAGAAATGGCGCAGAGTCTCCGTTACTTTAGATAGTGGCTCTAGCCGGGCTAAAAAAGAAGCCCAGAAGATTTTAGATGAAAAGATTGAGAATGTTCTCCAGAAGCTTACGACATCAGATAGACTATTTGCTGATGTTCTGGAAGAATGGTGGACATTTTACCAAAAGGAAGTCAGGCGGTCTAGTGTCCGTGCTCGTAAACCAGCATACAAAAGACTATCTAACAACTTTGCACCTAATGTTCCTATCCGCAATATCGATGTCGCTTATATTAAGAGATATATTGCTAATTCCAACTACACAGCTTCTCAACTAAACCATATCAAAGTTGTCTTAAACGGAGTGTTTGATTATGCTCAAGAGCTAAGGATCATAACTGACAATCCTGCCAGGGCTACTACTCTCCCTAAACGTGTATTGACGTTGGAAAATATGCAATCAGTCACTGAGAAATACCTGGAGCCAGAAGAACTAAATGCACTCTTGAAAGAATTATATAAAAACACTAGAACATACAGAGCGGGGCTATTGGCTGAATTTATGTCTTTGAATGGTTGTCGAATTGGTGAAGCTGTAGCTATCGAAAGACACAATTACCACAAAGAAAGCAGAGAGCTTGATATACACGGCACACTAGACAGTATTGACAGAAACGCCAAGAAAGAACTGACGAAAACTATATCAAGCTACCGCACGACTAACTTGACTAACCGTGAAATCGAGATCATCGACGAGTTTATCAAGCTAAATGAACTAGCCACTAGTACGAACCCTGAACTCTCTGATACAGATTATATTTTCCTCAACAACCATGGAAAACCAATTCAAAGAAATGCTTTTAACATTACCCTGCAGAAAGCCAATCAGAGACTAGATAAGTCGATTAATAAGCCCCTCAGCTCCCACATCTTTAGGCATACACTAATCAGCATGCTTGCCGAAAGAAATGTACCAGTAAAAGCTATCATGGCAAGAGTTGGGCATAAAGACTCTAATACTACCATGCAAATCTATACCCATGTCACGAAGAGCATGAAGTCTAATATAGAGAACATTTTAGACACGATTGCCAATAGTCGAAAATAG